TTTTGCGTCTGAAGCTTTAGACACAGCACCAAAAGTTTCTAATACATCACCTTTTGTACCTGTAATTCCACCATCTTCGTCAACTACAACTATGTGAATTTCGTCACCTGAACCACCTCTTGCTTGTGCATATGGTGAAGTTCCTGGTGCTTTATCAAATAAGTCATAGTATCTCCATCTTCTTCTTACTTGAGCACCATTTGTTGGGGCTGCATGTAAACCTGAAGAGTCAGAAGCTGTGAAGTATTGTGGTTCTTCTTTTCTAACTATTGTTAAATCATTAGTTGCAACACTAATAACTCTATATTCATAATTGTCACCAAAATTAACAATATCTCCTGCTGTGATACCTGTTCCTGATGTAACTGTTACAACCGTATCTCCTGCAGCTGTAGCTGCGTCATTGACAGTTGTTTTAGCAGTTTCTTCATAAGCAGTAGCAGACGGGCATGATTCAATTTTTAAATTGTTTCCCCATGCACCAGCTGTTCTAGCTGCCCATAAACCAACAGAAGCTTGTCCAGCGGCAAAGTTATCTTGGTAATCAGTTGTATTCTTAATAACAAATGTACTACCACTTTCGGTAGCATTTGATACAGATGAGTTCGTAACACGGACAACTCTTAGAGCGTTAGAGTATGATAAGAAGTTAGCAGCGGTAAAAAATCCCTCAAAAGTATTTGAGTCAGGTTTACCGAATGTGCTTACCAATTCTTGCTCACTAGAGATACTTACTATCTCATCTAAAGGTCCTTTAGTTGCTTGAATAGCAACTGCACCTATAGATGTAGAAACAGCAGGTATGATTCTAGTTAGGTCTTTTTCCTGTACGAGAACACCTGGTGATACTTGAAATGCCATTAGGTTTTCTCCTTTAATTAGCTAATTATCTTTAATTGTTTAAAATATTCAAAACTCATAAGTTTTCTTATGCCCATATTCAAAATTCAACCTTACTGATATTTATAATAACTGTAAATTAGACTATAATCCTTTACGAACCACTGGATGCCAGACAGTACCATATTCATCTACTTCACTTTTTTCGTGGTCTGGTGTGCCATCATCTACAAATCCAAATGGTGCCATATCCTGCTCAATCAAGGCTTGTTGTTCTTCATATAACATTTGTCTTGCGTTTGTATCTGTCATCTCTTTAAAGAATGGCTGGTTTGATAACCAACCAAATATGACTAGACACATCATCAAATCGTCTGTATTTCCCTCATCAGCCTGCCAACTTTGGCCTCTTCTAACAAAGGTCGACATCTCTTCAATAATATTAAAATCATTGATAATTAGTTTATCAGATTCAATTAATGTTTTAATGTTTGAACAACCAATCTTCTTAATTTGTTTGGTCATCTTTACACCAAAACCAGAACCTCTACCACTAAATCCTGCACCTAGTATTTGACCAGCACGGCCTCTTTGTGTAGTCATTAATAGATTATCATATTCTAATTCAAACTGTAATGATTCTGCAATTTGTTGTCCTAAATCATTTGTTTCAACTAACACATGAGCTTTGTTATAACCATCACAAACTTTTTGTATTGTGTGTGGAAACAATAAAGGTTTAATATCATTGTTACGATATTTTGCAACAATTCTATAAGGCATTTTAGTTACATCTATAACTGTAAATGCTGAGTAATCTTTTTGTACACCTCTAGCAACATCAACTGTACAAACATATGTATTGCCTTTAATTGGATTTTCAAATACATCTAAACCAGCATTTGAAGTAATAGGATTTTTAAACACCATATTTTTAATTTTAGCAGGACTAATTAATGTATTTACAGAACCTAAAAACTCACACTCAAACTCTTGTTGAAACTGCTCAGGTGAGGTGTTACGAATTGTGGCCTCTTTCCAAGCCTCATCTCTACCAGGCACCTCAGACCAATGTACTTCAATTGGTATGTAATCATTTCTTTTATTTTCTGCATCAACCCATAGTTTATAAAACTGATTCATACCGTAAGGTGTAGATACAATTATCATTTTAGTTTTTGAACCAGATGAAATTGTAGGATAAACAGAGCTAAAAAACATTTCGGCAATATTAGCTGGTACGAAAGCAAACTCATCTAAGAAAATAATATTATAAGAACCACCTCGAATAGCACTTGATGATGTGGCAGCCGCAACAATGGTTGATTTGTTTTCTAACTCAATGTTACCTTTGTTCCAGTTAATAACACCTTGTTGTAACCACTTTGGTAAGTTTTCATATGCAAGTTGTAATCTACCTAAAATATCTCTAGCAGTAGATGATTTGTTTGCAAGAATAGCAATATTAGAATTAGGATTAAATAATGCATAATGTAATAGATATGAAATGGTTGTTGTAGATTTACCAGACTGTCTTGGTAATTTACAAATTGTAAATCTATTATCGTGTATAGTTCTTACAATGTGCTTTTGAAAGTCATACATTTTAAAAGGTACAAGACCTTCATCAAGCGACACAATACGGATGTAAGTGGTCATAAAATAAATTGGGTCTTCAGCACACTTTTGATATTCTAATATCTGTTCAGCAGTAAACTCCTGAGGTGTGTTAACCTTTTTTAAATTAGGATTACCTAAGTATGCATCTGTACTCATTGTATTTCAATTCCTTCTATGTGTGTATAACCTAATTGTATAGCCGCTTGTACTCTTTGACTACCTCTAAATACACTATATTCTTTTTCAGCATAAGTTACACCACCAACACCTTTTCTTTCTACAGGAGAAATAGTATGTTTTCTAACTTCTATTGGATTTTCTAATTCTTCACCATTTAATAACTCAGGTAATGGTGTCATAGATTTGATATAATGAAGTTTACTTATCTCCAGTATTATCTTCTTTTGACTCTGTAACTTTGCCTTCAATAGTTTCATCTTTTTTCGCCTGTAACATTTTCTGTAGTTCTGCTGTAGAACCTACAAATAAAGCATTTTGTATTTTAGTATCTGACTTCTTTGTAATTTCTTTTAAATCTTTTAGTTTCTTTTGTAAGTCTTGTAATTTATCTGTTACTTGTGCAACTTGACCAATTAACTGACCTGCAACTTCGTATGCTCTTGGATGTTGGCCTTCTTTTGCAATATCTAAAATACCTTCAATTGCTTGTTGACCTTTTTCAATTAGATTGTAATAGTTTTCTCTACTATAATCATAGTCATTATCTATATCTGTTTTCTTTTCATCTATTTTTCTAGGAACAGGAATAGGTTGTTCAAAATCAGCAACTGCTATTTTGTTTTCTGTTTTTTCTAAACCTAAAATTTCATTTACACTATCTTCTAATTTACTCATCTGTATCACTCACTGGATTATATCTCTTACTATCATTAAAGAAAGAAATGGTTGTTGTAAATCCGAAATCATCATCAGCATCAGCATTTGCTGGACTAGGTACTGTAATAATTCTTTCTTCTCTTTGTAAAGGTGCATCTGTATCAGCACCTAAATCTGCTTGAACACTTGTAATCACACTTGAATTAGACATTGGTCCATATAGATATGTTTTAGCAGTAAAATTTAAAGTATAGATAACGGCTCTTCTTCTTGTAAAATCACCTGAGTATGTGTCTTCATAATTTACAGTATTTAAAATAATAGGTATATCTCTTTTAATTTGTAATTCAGGTATAACATTCATTGTAACAGTATATTCAGGTTGAAAGAATGGTAAAATTTGTTCTATAATCTGTAAACCATTTTCAGCAGTAGCTGTAAATGAATATAAACTAAAGTTAATATTATAAGGTACAGGTGCATAGTTAAAGTTAAGTTTCTTACCGTCTTCATTTGCTTTTACTCTTACTGTCTTTTGCATCTTATTAATTTTTCTACTTGCATCATAAGCTAAACCAGTAATTTCAAAACCTAATCTTGGTAATGTAATTGCAACTTCTCTATCTTCTTGTAAATTAGCCTGTTGTTCTAATCTTGCTAAAAACTTTTCTTTTGGTGCATACGCTAAAGGCACTCTTATTCTTTTAGTAACAGCACCTGTGCTACTTGTATTTTGAATAATAATATTATTAAAGATTTGACCAAATGCAATAGTCAACTTTCTTAAACCTTGATTGTAAAAGTGTGTACCAAACATTATTCGTCAATCTCCCCAAATGGATTTCTTTCTGTGAAATCTAATATGTCATCTGCTGTTGATAAAGTATCATAACCAGCTTCTGTATTTAAATCTAAGTTACCTGCGTATGGCGATTGTGTTTGTATATTAGCCTCAACATAATCCTCATTTAATAATAAAGCAGGTTGGCCTGTTGCATAATCGTGGTAATCTTCTAAAACAATTGAACCTGCACCTGTCAATACTTCTTGTCCATATTCTAAAGTAAACTTATACTGTAATTGGTCAAGTGTATATTTGTCCTCAGTTTGGTCAATAATTTCTTGGCCTGTATTAAGTTGTTCATTTGCATATTCCCACCTAGTTACTTTTAATTTATAAACAGGTAAGTTACCAAGTTGATAGAATGGCTCTTGGTCTTCTACAAATAAAATTTCAAAAAATGATTTCATTAAAGGCACATATAAAATGTCACCTTCATTTGGTCTGCCAGATGCTGTTAATGTAGCAGTGTTACCCACATGTTCTTCAAATCTTCTTTTAGAAACAACTAAAGTAGTATCATCTCTAATCTCTAAACCAAACTTATTAATGATTTCATTTTCACCTGCAAA